GTCCAGAACCGCTACCCCAAGGAACCACCATGACCATTAAGCAGCAGAGAAACATAAAAATCCTTAAGGAGATTGAATACAATCGTTCACGGATTAAAGCAGCCCGCGAAAAGTTCGCACAAGCTACCAATGAGGAGCAAGAATCTCAGGTATTCAAAGCCGGTATGGAGCGCGTAGAGGTACTTCAGGCAGAGACGGATAAGATGGAGGCAGACTTCCTTCAGGGGACTATCAAGCTTAAGCCTGGCAGACGTGCGTCAGAGGATCTGGGCATAGACTCTGACCTGGAAGATAACCCTACACTGTCTAATGAGCGTAGACAGATATGCATTGACAATCTCAACAATAGGCTAGCTGTACTCAAGGAGCAGTTGGAAACGAGGGAGCTAGAACTTGAAAGTCTTAGGCTTAATCTTAGGCTCAAGGAGCGAGACTTCGCGAAGCGCGTCGCAGACATTAAGGCTAAGATAGATGGTACGGTACTTCCTAAGGATCTTTGAAACGTTCTTGCAAAATCTTAGCACCTATCTTATAATGACTGCATCCCAAATGGGCGGATGCTAACCTGAAGGAAATAAACTTTCAGCTAGTGGGCATCTCCCATGTGCCCACTGTCAGACAGTTTCCTAGCCCTGCAACCTGAAGAGAGAAAGACCATGACCATTACCATCTCCACTACGAACACCCTTGAAGCTGGTCCCGGAGAATTGCTCATCATGAGCGCGAAAAAGGCCACGGCAACTGCACCTCTTAATCCTGAGGACCGCTATCGTTGTGTTCTCATCAAGGAATGGAATTTGTCCGGACTGTGCACGGATAAAGTCCGCGGAATCCTCTTCGATTCATTCCTTGAACTTGCTAAAGGATATCTCACAGCTAATAGAGACAGAAAGTTCCTCCCGGATAATGCATTCTCGGTGGATTCTCTCCTCAGTTTCGCACAAGAAACGGCAGCATCCGGACGGATCACTACTGAATCCATTCTTGTCTGGTTCAAGGGAACGGCAACATGCGCAAAGATAAAGAGTAAAAGAAACGATGAAACGGCAATGAAGTATGCAGCACTGTATGCAAAGTGCAGTAGCCCTAATCCCGGATTCTCCAAGCAGGAAGCTACTGTGCTGGCCGGGAACATGGAGCCTGAAGATGCAGAAACCCGGATCGGTAGTTTCATCCTTGAGAAACTGGATAAGATCATGAATAAGCCGGAGGAATTCTCCCTCGAACTCCTTTAAGATTTTTTCCAGCCTAAAGAAAGCAAAACCATGATCAAAATTCGTAACCTCATTACCTCAATTACCCTCATCCTTGCTATCTTGACACTCCCAGCCCCCGCGCGAGCTTCAGAACTTAGCGATGCCCGTGCCGATCGTAAGGCACTCTGCCTCAAGGTGCCGGAATGTGCGGCAGCGCTCAAGGAAAAGACAGAGGAAAGAAACCGTAAGGCACTTGAGAAAGTTAGGAAGGAAATCGAAGCCTTGAAAGTTCGTGCACAAAGTTAAGAGTTAATAAGAGTTTCAGCTAATAGGATCGTTCGATCCTATTGTCGGAAACTTTCTCACCCTGACCAAAGAAAGTAAATAATGCTGGTACCCTTAACATGCACACTCACGGGAATCGCCTTCGGGACGATATCCATTCAGGATGACGTGCCTGGCAGACAACCTTATTGCACCGGCTTCAAGGAAGCTACCCTCTTGCATCCAGTCTTCTCCCTGGCACTTCCAAAGCGGGTAGCCCTTCTCAGAAACTCCATTGAGCGCCACCTTGCGGGGCTGGAAGTAGATGACAGACTAGAACTCTCCTTCCTCGCAACGCTACATGGGATGCACTGCTTGAAGATCCCCCAAGTTCATAATCCCATTCTTCCCACCAGAACCACTACAATATCAAATGCTCACAAGCTTCTGACAATTGCCAATTGGCATATCGCAAGGCCTTCGTATAAATTCCCCTTACTGGTCCTCTCACCTGAGAATACTAATGAGAAGTTAGAGAATATAAAAGATTACTTATCTCTGATCGTAGACCTTATTGAAGGATTCAAGAGAAAGAAAGAAATCTTCGATGAAGAGGAACGTGCAGAGATTCAAGCCCGTGCAATATCCAGTATCCGAAGACCTGAGAAGATCGCAAAGAGGACACTATGGAGATGGTGCGAAAATCACATTATCCACTCCACTAGACTGGCTCCTTCCATTGAGAAGTTAAAATCACTATTCTTCTCTACAGGAAAAGACATTACACGCTTAGATCGTGATGATCTAGAATTTCTCCTAACTTCCCTTGAATCCATCCTTCCACTAGGCACTCCCCTACTTACTGAAGTCAGGAAACACTGTGAATCCATGCTGACCGTATGGGAAGACCACTACAAAGCATTCTATGTAGTAGATACCGTTGCAGCTATGTGGGCATCACTACCGGGGGATGAGATTGAAGAGAAAGTCCACATCCCGAAGGAAGAGATCATCCTAACAGATGAACCCAGACCTGAAGATTTCTCCAATCGAACTCAATTCATCATTGCCCGCGCTAAGTGGCAACTGCAAAAAGGATAACAGATCATGACTCCAGATAGATTAAAAGAGATAATTGCCGATGCCCGTGCCCGTGCGGCCCTGACTAAAACTGCATCCGCTACCTCCGTTCTTCCAGCCCGTACCGGCTTCGCATGGAATGAAGCGCAAGAGCAGGCAATAACATTTGCACGCACTGGAAAGAGTTTCTGCCTTATCGGTGCGGCCGGTACGGGTAAGACCACGACACTGAAGGGACTCATTAAGGATCTACTCTCCAATGCAAAGATCCCTATGCTATCCTCAGGAACTAAGCACTTGACTCAAGGGGCACCCGGAATGGCACTTGTCAGTTACACCCGCAGGGCAGTTAGAAATATCGCAAAAGTGATGCCAGATGAGATTAAGAATTCCTGCATCACCCTGCACAAACTGATCGAGTTTGAACCCACCATTGAGGAGTATTCAGACTCTGAGGGCCGTGCAGCTACGCGCATGAGATTCATGCCCTCTCGCACATCCTTAAATCCACTTCCCGTGGATCTTCGCCTGATTATCATTGATGAATCTTCAATGGTGAGCGAGGATCTATTCAATCTTCTCCTAGACGCATTGCCAGATCCTACAAATGTGTCTTTCATCTTTCTCGGGGATCTTAACCAGTTGCCCCCAGTCTATGGAATCCCCATTCTGGCAAAGAAACTTCTGGAGCTTCCAATTGTAGAACTTACTGAAGTCTATCGACAGGCCTTAGACTCTCCCATAATCTCACTTGCTACGGCAGTTCGTACAGGGAAGATCGCAACAACATATAAAACTGAGGAAGAATTTCTAGGACCGAAGGCAAGTGATGGAAAAGTTACCATCAAGCCGTGGAAAAAGAAATGTGATCCTGAGGGTGGATTAACTGCGGTCTCTGGATATCTTAGCAATCGAATCCTATCAGGATCAATTGATTTTGATGAAGCCGTAGTGCTTTGCCCATTCAACAAAGCATTCGGGACCGTTGAATTAAACAAGTCCATAGCTCAGGCATTTGCAGATAAGGAAGGTAAAACAGTCTTTGAAGTAATTGCAGGATTCAATAAACTCTACTTCTCTAAGGGGGACAAGCTTCTGGTTAATAAGATGGATGCAGTAATCATTGACATCTACCCTAATCCGCTCTACTTGGGCCAGATGCCACAAGTAGAAAGTAAGTTCCTGACCTATCATGGAAAGAGAACGGATATGGACTCTCGACAACTTGCGCACATGGAAGCTCTGAGTATGCAAAGCGCAGAAGATATGTTAGAAGCCATGATTTCCTCGAACGTGGAAGATAGAAAAGCACAGGCATCACATACCATTCGGGTAAGATTCACAGATGATGGCACTGAGGCACAGTTGAAAACTGCAAGTGAGATAAATTCTAGTGACCTGGCCTATGCAATGAGCGTTCATAAGTCTCAGGGTAGTGAGTGGAGCGAGGTTATCTTTATCACTCACGGGCAACATGCAAAGATGATCTCTAGGGAGCTAGTCTATGTTGCCATCACGCGAGCGAAGAAGGAACTTGTAATCATAGGTGATCCGGGAATGCTCATGAAAGCTAGTCTGGCACCTAGGATTAAAGGCGAGGATCTTCAGGCCAAGCTTGAATTTCTTAAAAGTAAGTTTAGCAATTGAGTTGAGGCATAAGCCTAAAAGGAAGGACTGAAAATGTTTAGATTTCTCAATCTAGTCTATCAAACACCTGAGGATCTGGGACTTAACAATCCAAAGATCCTCAAGCCGGGAATCTATTTCTGTAAGGACTCCCTGAAATTCTATAGCTTCAGAAGATGGACCGGCACAGTGTGGTCCATGGGAGTGACTAGCTTCAAGGAAGCTATGGATTCCCCCGAAGAATTCAACCATGCAAAACCTGATGGAGTGAGAATTCTAGGATGGTACTTTCCAAAGATCTAAAGATCTAACTGGCTGGAACAAAAAATGCTTAATCTTCTCTTCTCCTTTGCAATCGTCGGTTTCATTGCAACCATCGTAGCTATAACGAAACCATACCCACCACTTGACAATCCACCTAACTACATCTGTATCATTCCAGATGAAGATAAGGACAAACCGTGCCGAGTGCAAATGCTGGAGGAAGTTTACGTTGAAAATCAACTGGAACTTCATTCTTCCAGGAACTAATATAACGGAAACTGCTGGACAAATTAAGCCTCCAGCATTAAACTTCATTCATCGGATCAGGAAGCGACCTGAAAACGAAACCGCCAGCAAGTCGGACACTTGCTAAACAACTCCCAAAACTTGGAACTTTCATCATGGCTCAACTGCAAAACGTCACCTTCAATTTCCGCACCAAGACGATCAAGGATATCGGCGAGCGCAAGCTTCCCTCTCTCACCGTTGCGCTTCCTGCCTACTCGGCTGAAGAAATTATCATTGCACTTAGCGAAGCCGGTCCCGTTCAGGACTTCATCGTTAGTCTGGTTTCCGGTGCCGTTGCAACTGCTGCACGCAGCATGATCAATGAATATGAATCGGAGAATCCGGCATGTGCAGAGATTCCGGCATCTGCCGTTAACTTGGACAGCCTGTCGTTGATCGAACTTGCTTCTACTAGCTCCGCTTCTGGCTCCGCCATTAGTGAAGATGATATGAATGCATTCTTCGCAGACTATGAAGCAGTGATGCCTGAAGTTACGTCTAAGTCGCTTGAAACCATCAAGAAGCATACGACTATCTTCAAGGCTAAGTTCCAGAACGTCAAGAATGATAAGCGCGTTCTTGCACTGCTGCTGGAAAATCTCATGGGCTGGAAGAAGAGTTCGCCCAATGCTAGCGAGCACGGTGCAGTCTTTGCAATGCTGCAAAGTAAGGCAACTGGATATCTGAACAAGGAAGCTAAACCGCTGGTCGAACTGCTGTAATACAGTAGAAGTTTAGATAGGTCGAAAGACCTATCTAAATGGTTTAGATAGTGGATCATAAGGTAGGTCGTGAGTTAGCATCGCGGCCATTAGCTAACGCTAAAAACCTTTCTTAAGGTCATGGTCAAGGCTGCTTAATGCCAATACACTATGATCCACTATCTAAGCCATTGAATAGGAGGGTAAGCTAACCAGAAAGGATTTAACATGCGCCTCTATAAGAGAAGTACAAAGCCAAGTCGCTGGACTCAGTTCACAAATGCATGGAACATTCTGATGAAGGATGAGAAGATAACTCTAGTCCTTCATAAGTCTCAACTGCATTGTGTGCATAATGGAATTCAGAAAGTAAAGTCTGAGCAAAACGTCATGCGTTACCAGCTAGGACTTCCAGGATTCGGCAGATTGAAAAGCAAGGTAGAGGATTGCCTGGATAAGCCAGGATTCATAACCCTTACTCTAATCCTAACATATAATGGTGATAACTTGTGAATAAACATAATCACTTCAGTGAGAAGCTTTACATCTTCCCTGAATCATTTCATGCATTACGCATAGAGCTTCAAACAAACTGGCCTAATCTTTGGAACAGTCCATTACAATATCTAATGTGGGCAGATCAGGCAAGCTTCATTGAAACTCTGTGTGAAGCTTTAGGAATTGTCATGTTGACATTTGACTCAGCTAACTTAGATGGATACTCTAAACAGTTTCTTGATGCACTTCGCACCAGACGTGGGCTTTCTGCACTGCATAGTCAGTGTGAGTATTATCCAGATCAACTTAGGAATACTGTAAATGACGACAAGTAATCACACACTTCAAAGCTTTCTCGGCAAGAGTTGGAGCGAGCGGATCATTCCTTGGCTACTGGCCGAGACTTCTCCATTCATGCCGGTTGATCTTGCAGAGGCTTTTGATATCTCTGCGCAAACCGCTGCCACTTGCTGCAAGTGTCTCTGTGAACTGGACTTGTTGACAGCTTATAACAAGCTAACTAGAAACAAGACCCTTGAGACTACTTCAGGTGGTGTGATCCGTAAGTATTATCTACATGGTGAACTTCAACCATATGATAATGATGCGTTCATTGCATACCTAGGAGAGTAAATGAATCCGATCTACTTGTCATTCTACGCTAGCCTTGAGCACCTCAAGGAAAGACTTAAGGACATTGATCCTGAGCTTCCCACACACATGCGCGAGATTCACAAATCTCTTCGCAACTATTCAGAGCTGGCGCACCTACTCTCTGATGAAGAGATAAGGATCATCCTGCAATCTGAGAAGAAACATACTGGAATTGAGTTAGTTAAGGCCACGGCTAAGAAGCCTAAGACTAAAGCAGCTAAGTTTGACATTGAAGATTTATAAAGGAGATCCAATGCTATCTGTAGACTTTGTGAGACAGGCAATAGCAGAAGCTAAGTTATCTGCACAACCTGTCAGAAGCTTCCATGCAATCCTTGGACCGGCTGCTAGATTCTTCTCCTTCAGGAAGGAGCCTGGATTTATAACACTTCCCACAGCTAATTCATGGCTTGAACTCACCCGCTTCAAAGATATTTACTTCCTCTCATGCTTGGAGATCACAGATGAATCCGTTAAATATGCCAATCAGCAAAGCGCAGAGCTTTCTAGAAAATCTAAGCCTCTCCGGGAAAGATTCATCCTTGAAGAACTCTGAAGCTGGAACGGCCGAGCTTGTAGGAAAAGATAGCTACAATCTGATCACTGCAGCGAAGAACATAACCAGCTACAGTAAACTTAGCAATCTTCATGCATGTCCTAGAAAGTATCAGCTAACTCAGTTCGATGCCATAGATGCACAGGAAAGAACTCCTAACGTAGACTTCTCCTTTGGTCATGCAGTCGGTGCAGGGTTTCAAGAACTCTTTGCAACTGGAAATATAGATAAAGCCATCTGGCAATGCTTACTTGCTTGGGATGCTGACCTGTTAACTGAACCAGCCCCGAGAAAAAAGAAGTGTTATCCATTGGCAAGTCTAGCTGTCCAGCAAGCTCAGGGATTCCTGGAGACTAGTGAGCTTAGCGATTATGAGATTGCAACCCTGCCATCTGGTAGGCCGGCCGTGGAAGTTTCCTTCGCCATTGATTGTGAGAATGGATTCATCCATCGTGGACACATAGACTTGATCGCAAAGAATAAATACACTGGCAAGGTTGCAGTGCTGGAAGTTAAGACAAGTGGATTCAAAGGAATCAATCCAGCACTCTACTATAACAGTGATCAAGCGACAAGTTATTCTGTGGTGGTGGATGCACTGTTTCCTGGAACTAATGAGTTTGAAATATACTACATAGTCTACTCAGTTCCAGATGAGACTTGGGGAGTATTGCCAGTGAACAAGCCTACTAGCATTAAGGCTGAGTTCTTATCCACACTTCTCTTGGATCATGCAGCAATTAAGACTTATGAGAAGCTGGACTTCTACCCAAAACGTGGAAGCAATTGCTACAGTTTTTCACGAGAGTGCAAGTATCTCATGCAGTGCAGCAGCGTTCTGAAGAAGGAACTTCCAAGCATGACAATGGATGACCCAGAGCTAGACTTCAAGACCTCAGTAACTGAACTCAGGCTTGGAATGCAATCTTCAGTAAATGTGAATATGAATTTGGATGAGGAACAATCATGAAACTCAACGACTACAAGAATTCTGCAACCGTCAGGCTGCTAGTCTATGGCGGACCAAAGACGGGCAAGACCAGCCTTGCCGGGCGGCTTGCAGATACTAAGAAACTTTGGTGGTTCGATCTGGAATCTGGAATCTCCAGTCTGCTGAAAGGTGGATATAATATTGGCAACATTGAATACTTCAAGCTGCCAGATTCTCAAGGCTACCCAATCGCGGTAGAGACACTCCTTAAAGTTATCAAAGGTGGAGAACAAAAGATCTGCCACGCTCATGGAAAAGTAAATTGCCCGCAATGCAAGACACCTGAACTCTTCTCCGTTATCAATGTGGATAAGTTTGGAACAGATGACGTTCTGGTGATTGATTCAGTTTCTCAACTCAGTCAATCAATCATGAACTATATCTTGAAGGACAGACTGGTTAAGGATCAAGAGGCGAAACCTACCTTTGATGACTGGTCACGTTCAGGACTGTTGCTGGATCGAATCTTCAGCATCTTGCAGAACGCAAATTTCAATGTCGCCTGCATCAGCCATGAGTCTATGGTGGAGATGGAAGATGGCAGAAAGAAGATGGTGCCGATTGCTGGATCGTCCAATGTCAGCAAAGTTTTTGCTAAGTTCTTCGATGAAGTAGTTTACACTGAGATCATGAACAAGCGATTCAAAGCTTACTCATCTGCGGAGACCTGCTCAGTGAATGCCGTCGTAGGATCTCGTAGTGGTCTTATCTTAGATGACAAGACAACAATCTCTAAGCTCTTCACCTGAGTTGAAAAGGAAGGATCATGTTCTCCATTAACCAAACCGTGCGACTTGTTCGTAAGATTGAGCAAGAGATTCCTAAGGCTGTGAAGGCTATCCAAGTAGTAGAATCTACAATCTACTGCATTGAGATTAAAGAGTCTGGAGTTACCTACATCTTGGCTTCCGGCCACCACTGCGCAGAGGGTGAGCTTTGCGAGCCAGTGTATGAGTGGGCGTTCCTCCAACTGTTGAGCAATGTTCTTAACAAGGAGAATTGAAAATGGAAAAGATGGAAAAGACTATTGAAGTTAACGGTATCCGTTATTGCTCGGTACCTGAGCTGTCTACGCATAACTGCTATGGCTGCATTGCAGATACTGCGCTGTGCGCTGCCGTTAATGGCGACAACAGTTGCCGCGGCATCATTTGGATTAAGGAAGTAGCTGGAACTGGGGTTGATGCCATCCTCACTGAGCGCGGATCGCGTTACGGTGAATTCGACAAACATGCCTACATCACGCAAGAATTGAAAGCTATCATGCGGGATACGGACAACTGGAAAAATGACAAGCTGACTCCGGATATGAAGGAAGCACTTGAAATGATCCAGCATAAGATCGGACGAATCCTCAATGGTGATCCTTTCTACAAAGATTCTTGGGTAGACATCGAAGGCTATGCCAAGCTTGTCTCCAAGACTCTCAAGGATTAACATTCCAAATATGTTCACTGGTAGATTGAACATTAAAATATCTACCATCAACCTACCAACTGTAAACTTGTAAACTTGAAAGAACTGAACCATGTCCACGAACCAAAACCAAAAGTTTGACGCTGCTTCCCTGCTTGATAGCAACATTGAAGACCTGCGTGAGCTTCCCGGATTTGAAGTTCCCACTCCCGGTATCTATAACCTGCTTGCAACTACCGCACTGAAGGAGATCAATAATTCCACTTGCGTTGAACTCTCTGTGACTGTTGTTTCTTGTGAAGAACAGGATGATCCCACGGCTACGCCAACCATGCCCGGAACTAAGTCTAGTATGCTTTTCGATCTGTCGCGGGACTTTGCAGTTTCAGATATGAAGAAAGTTCTGAAGCCATTCGCTGAACATACTGGTATCAGTAATCTTCGCCAACTTGTTGAAGAAGCAATCAACGATATGCAGATCATTGCAAAGGTCGGACGCCGCGCAGGTAAGGTAAAGAATCCCGGCGATCCGGTTAAGTTCTTCATGAACATCAGCAATATCACCATTCTGTAAGGCTTAGGCCTAAGTAACACATTAGGCTGGAAAGGGAAACCTTTCTGGCCTTTTTACTGGGGAAAATAAAAGTGGCTGAAAAGATTAAGTTCCCTCGCGGGACCATGATAAGAAACAAGACTTCAAACAAACTGTTCTATGTCTTAGATACTCCTCAAAGATGCAGGATGTTCTTAGGAGATAAGCCGGCTTATGCCATATCTCCATACATTAAGCGAGATGGATCTGTGCCAATGCCTGCGGACCTAACTATAACTATCTACGAACAGTCTACTGCTGAAGCTTTGTTTGTAATTGTTCTTTGAGGAAGCTATGAAAACCATGATTGCAAAACGTACAGAAGTACCCAAAGAAATTCTGCAAGCTCTTGACTTGCTTGGGGGATATGCAACGGTGGATCAATTGATAGTGCGTACAGGCTATTGCAGAGATTGGACGGTGAAGCAAGTCCAAAACTTACTGATAGATGGCATTCTGCAAAGATCGGCACTAATGCCATACATCTACTCACGGGCCGGTGGCCCACTCACAAAGCGTGAGATAATTCCCGGAACGCGTGATGGTTTGATTGCACTAACTAAGCAATATCTTCATTGGACGGGAGATACGACGCCAGCTCTTCGCTACGCTCTTCGAGACAAGCGACACGTTCCTACTTTGGAGAGCATTCAAAAGATAGCTGAGTTAGCTGGCTATGAAATTATCCTAGTTCCTAAAAAGGACTTTGCAGAATGATCGACAATCGAACACTCCTAGGAATCTTCACCTTAGAAGATCGCCCCTACTTCTACCGACTAACGGCATTGTCCCCGCGCACGGTAATCAAATCTGCTAATACGCATCCTAAATCTGCAAAAGATTTGACACTGCTCGCCAATAGTATCAATGCACGTGCCGTCGTAACTACTTCCTTGCAACTGCTACATAGTCTGTTAGAAGCTACTCCAGACTATCGCAATGCGCAGGGAGCTAGGAAGCTGTCACTGGATGATTATGCAGGGAGCATTTTAGATTCTCCACCTGTGGGTCCGATCAAGGGCGTGGAAGTTCTTATCCTTAACCCACTTGAGCACTTGATAAAAGTATCTCATGCACCATTCATCTTCACTCATTACTTAGACAAACTGCTGCGTCCCGAAGCGTTCGCCGACATTCCACGATTCTCTTGGAATCTGTTAGATTCCGTCGAGGCATGTAAAGAGTTTCTAAAACTCATGGACTCGGCAAAGCTATGCTCGATCGACATTGAAACCTTGCCGAATGATCCACAAAGATTGATCGACTGCTGTTCTTGGACGCTACTGTTCGCAGACTCATCTACTAAGACTGTCGTTATTCCAATCAAGGAAGTTTGGCAATGGGATTGGATGAAGATATTCAATAAGCATCCATGCCCTAAAGTAATGCAGAATGGACTCTATGACTCGACATACTTCTGTAGATGGAATGCTCCAGTTACTAACTGGATCGGTGATACTCTCGTTCTATTCCATTCATGGTATTCTGAACTTCCTAGGAGACTGGACTTCATTGCTAGTTTCTCAATTAGAAAGATCCGCTACTGGAAAGATGATGGTAAAACTGGTGATCTCATGGATCATTACCGCTACAATGGACTGGATACATGGGCCACGCTTCACTCTTTTATCTATCTGCTAGCCAAGGCTCCGCTTCATGCAAAAACAAACTATCTCATTAACTTTCCTAAAGTATTCCCGTCGCTCTCATGCGCGCTTGAAGGTATTGCTGTTGACTTTGAGAAACTGGAACACGTCAGGACCAAAGTGGATGCGGAGGCTAGTGAAGAACTCAACCGGATCAGATACTTGCTCGACGAGCCAGACTTCAATCCGGCTAGTCCCGTTCAAGTTACAAAGCTATTTGAATTGCTCAAATGTGGGAGTCTCCCAGACACGGCCGCGGCGAGTATGCTTAAAGCAAGAGCAGCTAGTTCATTAAATGATGTGATTTTGGGGGCAATTGTAGCTTATAAGAAAAAGAAAAAGCTTAGCTCAACCTATTATGTCCCAGAGAAATTCTGGTTAGGTCGTTGCTTCTATTCATTGAATCCAGCAGCTACAGATACGAACCGCATGGCAAGCAAGGAAAGCGCATTTTGGTGTGGTCTGCAGATCCAGAACATCCCAAGAGGTGATGCAGTGAAGCAGTTCATACATGCAGATGTAGGCTGGAGCTTGGCGGAAGTAGATAAGAAAGCCAGTGAGTCCAGATGCGTTGGTTATCTGTCAGGTGAAACTAAGTTGATAGATCTTGTTGAGAGCGATAAAGACTTTCACAGTTGGAATGCCTCAGCATTTTTTGGAATTCCCTACGATCAGATCTGGGATATTCCTAAGAATAAAGCAAAAGATAAAAAACTTAGAGATCTGGCCAAGCGTGTAAATCATGGAGCTTCTTACTGTATGGGGGCATCTGTGCTTTGTGATACTATGGGACCGAAGGCGGTACTCGAAGCTAAGAGGCTGTTAAACCTTGATCCTAGTTGGGGACTTCAACAAGTCTGTGAGCACCTTCTAAAGACATTCAGTGGGGCGTACCCAAAAGTGCAGGCAGATTGGTATCAGGATGTGACAAATTCCATAAGAGTTTCTGGTCAATTAGTCTCACCACTCGGCTGGACTAGAAAGTTCTTTGGAAAGCCTTGGGCGAATAAACCAGACCGCAATGCAGCCATAGCGCATGGACCGCAAAATCTAAGTGTTGCCATGCTTCAGGAAGAGTTTTATCAAATGTGGAGAACAACGGTTTATGGTGGATACTTCAAACCTGCGAAGATCATTCCCTTCTATGCATGGACTAGGGGGGACGTTGAGGTAACGTATAAGACTTCAAAACTCATTGCTACCAGTGTAAGGCTAAAAGCGCAAATCCACGATTCATTGTTCTTTCAATATAAGAATGACGTGGATGAAGAAGAGTTAATGAGAGAAGTGCTAGATCTGATGAACACTCCAGTAGATGTTACGGCACCTGATGGAGTTGTCAGAACACTTCTCATCCCCTCTGATGCTGCATATGGCAATGCAACTTACTGGAGTGATATTAAATGATCCAGAGGAACTAACCAAGCATGAACTCTCCCGACTTATTTCTAGCCTATCGGGATTTTGTTGGGAAGAGTGAGGCTCCCGGCATTTATCATCGTTGGGCACTTACAGGCATTATTGCCGCAAACTTAGGGCGCCAGTTTCATCTTCAGTTTGGAGAGGGTAGGATTATTCCTAACCTATTCACAATGCTAGTAGGTGAACCGGGCGCACGCAAATCAAGTGCCATCAAATTAGCCAGTAAAGTCCTAGCTGCTACAGGTTACAATAAATTTGCAGCAGAGAAAACAAGCAAAGAGAAGTTCCTAGCAGATCTGGCAACTCAAGGGGATGCAGACTCTTTTGACATTTTCACAGTCTCCAATGCGGCAGAGGTTTTGATAAATGCTGATGAGTTCAATGAGTTCGTGGGAACTGGTAACATTGAGTTCCTGTCCCTACTTGGGGCTTTATGGGATTGGGATTCAGATGATAGACCATTTAGCCAACGACTGAAAAATAGTAAACCAATTGAAATTCATCAGCCGACATTGAATATCTTAGCAGGTAACACTACTGAGAACCTGGCCCGTGCAATTCCTGCCGAAGCCTTAGGTCAGGGATTTGCATCAAGACTCCTTCTCATTCACTCGGAGCCTTCAGGAGTTAAGATTCCATTTCCAGAGAAAGCTCCAGAACATCTAAAGTCTGCGGTTGTAGATATTTTGATAAGAATGAAGTCAGAGGTTCAAGGAACCGCCGCCATAGACTTCGATGCTAAGGAGGCACTTTCCGCAATCTATATGACATTTGAGGAACTCGATGACATTCGATTGAAACACTACAGCTCTAGGCGGCACACTCAATTGCTCAAACTCTGCCTGATCGTTGCGGCTTCTCGAATTTCTACAACGATTTCACTCATTGATGTGATTAAAGCAAATACAATCCTATCATTTGCTGAGCGATCCATGCATAAAGCGTTAGGTGAGATAGGTAAGAATAAAAACTCAGAAGTCTCAAGTGCAATCATGAAGATACTCTATGAGACTCGCATACCTGTTGGAGCACTTGAATTATTCAAGCACCTATCCACGGAAGTGGATGGGCCATCAGAGTTGAATAAGATTCTGGGGGGACTTCTCCTAGCTGGAAGAGTTCAATCAGTTGGTGATGGCTATTTACCTGTTCTAAAAGTAGCTAAGTCTGTTCTTCCGTACACAAATCCTGTCTACCTTAAGGGGTATGAAATTGGCTAAAGCTGGAAACGAAGAGTTGATTGCCCTCTATGCTTCACAGTGGTTAGAGGCATTGAAGAATCTGACCCGAACCACGAATGAGGGATCATCTGCAGACATTATTGTAGCAGCCTGTAAATTTGTAACAGTGAACCAAAAACTTGAGGAAGCAAAGAAATGACAAGTCCTAACATTCAAAAAGATCAAGCAGCCTTCCGACTTGCGGGTAAGCAGGGAAGTGATCTTTACCTTGCCGAGAAGTTAATCATGGAGGAAGTAGGTCAAGAGCTTCTGCCAAATCTGCGAAAGTTCCAAGAAGCTCCTACGATCGAGAACAAAGCTCTGGTCTTTGATGATATTGTGGATAGTGTGTATGTACTAATGAATCTGGCCAATGATCTGGACATTCCCTTTGAGGCTGGGTGGCAAGAAGTACACCGTGCGAATATGGATAAGTTTCGTAATGGACTAATCAAGAACTCTGCAGGAAAGGTAATGAAGCCGCTGGACTGGAAGCCGCCGCAAATGTGGGATGTACTATTTAAGCACATCAGTGAGAAGAGTCCCGACGGTCAACTGAACTTGTTCTAATCCTTTACCCTTGGAGATTGAAATGAAATTCCGCTACATTGTCATTGATTGGGAATGGGCCGAAGGCCCTTACGGTGTAGATAATCTCGCTGATGCTTTGCAGTGGGCAAGTCAAGATTGCCATACCGTAGTAGATGTTGTGACTGGCAAGTTGATTGGCACCACCTCTGACGAGGTTAAGCCGGTATTTTGGATTGAAGATGAAGATGAAGATGAAGATGAAGATGATCAAGGTCGTACCATTCACCCATCGCTGATTAAAGATCCAGAGGAAGATACCCCTGAGGGTGAACGCTAATGGCATCAGTTCGACTCATTGCAGTCACTAAGCCTGCCATTGATGGAATCGAATCTGCAGGTGGCCTGATCTCCTACGCAGCCTGCGTGAGTAATCCTGGAAATCAGATGAACATGGAGACTTCTCCGAAGCTCTTAGATTATCTGAAACGAAACTCACACTGGTCACCGTTCGAGATGGCAAGTATGACGGTGGAGATTAAGACTACTCGTGCAATTGCCCGACAGATCCTGCGCCATCGTAGCTTTTCATTTCAAGAGTTCAGCCAACGCTATGCCGTGGCAGATCTAGAGATGGTGGAAAGTGAGGTGCGCACTCAGGATAATAAGAACCGGCAAAATAGTCATGAAGTGGATGATAAGGATCTTCAAGAAACTTGGGCTGCCTACCAAGAGTTCGTCTGGGTAAATGCAAAGGCAGCCTACACTAAGGCAATTGAGCAGGGAATTGCAAAAGAGGTGGCAAGAAATCTGCTACCTGAGGGACTGACACCGAGCACCATCTATATGGCTGGAACTTTCAGGAGTTTCATCCATTACTGTGATCTTCGTACTGAGGCTGGAACTCAGAAGGAGCATCGAGAGATTGCAGAGAAGATTAAGCTAATTGTTCAGGATCAGTTGAAGTAAAAAGAAAGCCCGCAAACCGGAAACGGCTGCGGGCTTTTTTACGTCTGGACTTTATAGCTTAGTTCTATTCTGCGTCCATATCTAAACGCTCACCTCCCATAATTTCAATCATCCTTCGCGCGTAGGGATTTCTATGATTATCCATGATCTGACTGATCTGGCTGGTGGTTGCATCCTTCATCCAGCCCTTCAGTGCTGTGCCATAGTTCTCAATCCGTCCACCGCTTTCTGCGTATCGAGACAGCAGCCGTTGACTATCTTCAGGTGTAATATCCTCACCATTGATAATCTTAGTCTTAACCTCGTAGGCCAGACGTTCAAGCTTAGCCCGATCTTTGGCCTTGTAGGCCAATTGGCGAAATTGCTCATTACGTGCAATGCTTTCATCCATTGGTTTTGCACCGGCCAAACGACTGAGCGTTGCAATGGATAGCAGATCATTGTTCGCAGAGATCATGTTTCCTTTACCTGTCGTAGATGCTCCTTGAAGAACTGCACCTAGACCTGCCAGCGGGCGGCTAAGCCCATTATGTTCCAAGCCCTGCAGAAATGTAGCTTTAACAGATCCATCACCACTGATGCCATCAGCAAAGTTGGAGATCAGATCATAGACTTTCACACCTGCTGCAAAAGCTGGCACATCCTTTGGATTGGTGGGAACAATCGTAAGGTACCGTGGATTGATATCTCCACGAGTGTAGAGGGCTGGAGCCTTATTAGAGAAGAACGGCATGGCACTGGCAGATCCAAACATTAGCCACTCACCATACTCCTTTCCAAAAATCTCAGATGCCTTCGTATACATATCAGCGTGGCTGGAGTTAAGTTTGCCATTCCCAATGATATGCGTATTGATTGCATCAAACCCCGGCAATCCATTCAAACCATAGATACTGGTTTGCATTCCCAGCATGGTAGCCATGGCTGCTGCATCTCGATTCTCCACATGCCTGAATAATTGTTGCAGCATGTTAAAGGTATAAGTCTGGAACATGCCGATCGCTGCCCCCGTCGTACCTTGAAACAGGATTGGACGCTGCGATGCCAGATAGTTACCTTGGACTCGATTGACAAAGATGTTGATGAAACTATTACGCTCCTGAGGACTCATAAGTCCTTTCTTAACAGCTCCTTCAGTAAGTTGATACATCATATCTGCAGACACAAAGCGCGTGAACTGTTCTGCAAACTTATTTCCAGTGATGGCTTCTCCTTTAGATGCTGCGTTTTCCAGCCACTTACCTAGCTTGCTCGCCTCCACACCGACACCTGCACCTAACTCATCAATCATTCGCCTGTGCAGATTCATTGTCCCATCAATCGCCCCAATACTCTTATAAAGCTCAATCCGCTCAGGATACTTCCAATAGTTGGCAGTAGCTTCAGCCATCAGTTTACCTGTTGACTGCATTGCTCGACCGGAACCGTCAGGAAGATTGACCTTGGTCAAGCCCTCAAAGATTGCTGCCAGTTCAGGATCTTTGCTAACAAGTTTACGCAGACTTTGAATCTCCGCACTTGCCATGACCGGAGTGGACAGTACGTTGACGATAGGATTGAGGAAGTCCAATCGAAGATTCGTAGTAGCGATCAGGGCATTTGCGCGACCAATATATGCTCGGATGATATTCTTATCCGGTGCCGATTGCGCAGCAGTAAACAGACTCTCATCCTTGAAAGACTCTCCAAGACCATAACGTCGAAGCATTGGGCCAGCTTCTTCCCAACTGAGCTTACCGCTCTTCATCTCCTGATAACCTGCATTGATAGCTCGGTATGCACGTACACCTACCGCATCAATGAAGTCATTGGTCTGCTGAAGAATTGGATACTCTGCACGTTTGGAGATGTTAAGGGCTGTGCGAACATAGTCTCCGTAAGGATCATCCACAGTGCGTGATGCGATCTTGCTGAGCCATCCAGTCTTGGAGGTAGCTGCTTTGGTGTATTCCTCAGACAAGTTACCAAGTTCTGCGAACAGGCTATGATACTTTGTGGATACTGCATCGCGGACGAGTGCGTGCTCTGCCCGTCGCGTGTAGTTAAGAAACTCACTTACAACACTCTCAGGATTCATATTCGGCATGAACTCAAAGAATACCCCACGACGCTTGAGCTCAGAGTTTATACCGCTCTCATTCAAAGTTCTACCATATTCATACTCTCCTTTTGCCTTAAAGAAGTTTTCACCATCTTGCTTGAACCAAACATCAAAGCCTTCAGACTTAACTCGCGCAGATAGCTTCATCAAGTCGGCCTCAGTCTTTGCAGTTAGCACACCTACATCAGTGCGTCCAAAGACTGCACCATCTTTAGCCTTGACAAACGCGAAGAATGGCTGCTTGGTCGTATCAATGGGCGGTGCATAGAAAGTGCCCGGTTCGTGATTATGTCCCAGACCGTGAGCATTTGCCAGCACTCCACGCTGCTCCATGCGGATATCATTATTCTTGATCCATTGCTGCATGAAGCTTGCAACATCATCATCTGCTATCTTAAACAGCTTTTCCTTACCAGCCTGTCCTGCAATAGCAGCTTCCTTCCATGCAACGAATGCTTCAGGATCTTCACCGGCAAGTTCAGCCATAGCCCGTGAGACTAGGTAGTTGCCTGGCATACCCTGCTCAACAGTCATCATCACAAGCTTCTCATCTGTGCTGCGTGCCACATTAGAGATAGCTGCCAGTTCCGCGGCTTTGCTTGGATTCTGCAGGATCTTTGTCAAGGTTCCCTGCAGTGCCAGTGCTGCAGTGTTGGCACGCTCACTGCCGATCAATTCTACTTGACTGCCAGTGTACTGCACAAATGATCCGAGCTTGTTTTCATACCCTGCATTACTGGATCCAAATAGTGAGGCTCCTGCGCCCTGCCGAGTAGCATTGGCAGCATCTGCGAAAGAGCTATCTGGAGCAATGAACCTAGATTCCTGATTACCTAGGACAGTCTTTGCTGCTGTGACCAGTTTCTCCTCTGCAATCTGCATACGCTGTTTATGATCTACATACGCATCTAGAAAATCTGGTTTGCGCGCCCCATCTGCGTAACTAAGTTTGAGATTCTCGGGTGACCTATAGGAGTTGAGATCCTTGAATGCCCCAGCTTCCACAGCCTTAAAGTCATTCGCAATGGTGGTTTGAACCCAATCCTGCGTTGCATTCAAGCGATAAGCAAGCTCCTGAATGTCTGGACTATTGTATCGAACAATGTAATCTTTAAGCAGGTCTGCCTTATGATTTACCAGCCACTTAGAGTATCCACCTGCAGTGAAGATATCATTCAGCTTAAGCTCGCCAATCTTAGTATTTAATGGGATGCCTTCCGGATTTATACGAATACGCTCAAGCAGTGAAATATCTTCAGGATTGATTGATGTGGGAATCCTGCTAGCATCAAGCTCAGATGCCCAAAGGTGACGAGCAGTGGCCTCGATAGTGGAGATTGGATCCTCTGGATTGTATGCAAGTTTAATATCAACAGTCTGAGACCCTGCAGTAATCCCCCTAGAAGTTACTAGGACTGGCGACTTAGTTGTAGACACATCGCCAATAGTGGCAAGTGTTGAGAAACTGTGTGCACCTGTCTCAGCATTGTAAAAGATTTTTGGAGAATTGGTGATATCTAAGCCAGTGCTCTTTACCTCCTCGATAGTAGCCTTTCCCGTCCCTTGAATAGCAATGCCATCATAACCACTACGTTTGGCCATGGCAAGAACTTCATCTTCAGTGACCGTAGCTTCCATGCGGAAGAATTTCTTAGCCTCATCCAGCGAGCTAAACTTGCGGGCCGAGAGATACCCATTGCCTGCAAAGGTTAACGCCTCACCCTTAAAGATACTAGCTGCACCCTCGCCAATACTTTCAGCCTTACTCAATCCTAAGAGAGTTCCACCAATCCTAGCATTAACGTCATGGTCACTCACACCACGCTCAATGCCCTCTTTTCTCAGCTTAATAAAGCTGCCGGCAAGAGCACTGCCTGCAAGTGCATCACCTGCCCCGTCTCGCACGGTTTGTTCAAACTCATTAAGTGCTTTTACCGATACTGCTCGTACCTTGGCATCCATGATACCTGACAAGTCGAACTCAGTGCTAAACTTCTGACCACTCAAAGTCCAACCGTAACTAACTTTCGTTTGAACATTCTTAAGCACATCATCCGGAATAGAACTAATATGCGTCAAGGCATCGAATGCCTTATCCCCAAACGCTAGATCCTTTGCACTGTCAGAGACATAGCGATCAACTTTACGGATATTGCTATCAATGAGCGTGGCTGCCTGCTTGTAGATCCCCTTAGCAAAGAGTCCTTCAACTGCTCCTCCAATAGCTCCGCCGATCATGGTATCGCGTGCAACTTCCCACGCAATGTCGCCCATGTCTTTACCTTCAAACATAGGCGAAGCGTGCAGAGTGGCTGCAGTTGCAATGGTAGCTGCAGCAGATTGCAACGCATTATCTGCTATACCCCAAGTAACACTCTTCAAGAAGTTACGATTCAATTGAGTAAAGATCGTTCCACCATCCGTAGCCAGTTCCTTCATGGCTGCATTAAGATAACTAGATTGCTTCGTTGCAGTGTATCCAAGGACACGACCGATCGGACCAACTGCCTCACCGTAGCGAAGCATGTTAAGTCCTTTAACAGCCAGTGTTGAGGGAATGAGAGAAGCCGCGACGAAACCTACGGTGTCAATTGCGGATTTATTCTGGTCGTAGTAGCTTCCCCAATTCTCATCCACCGAGCGAAGCGTAGCCGCTGTATCTGCCTTCTCCATATCACCACCGAAGAAGTTAACACCTGAGGCCACAGAATTATAAATACTGTAGAGTCCAGACGTAACTGCGCCAGCCGTGAAAGCTAAACCCCTTTCGGGGTAGCTCATGGCCTCAGCTTGGAGTCGGCTAGTGTTAGCTGCAGTGATGATTGGAAGTTCTTGATTGAATGCCATGAGTTTGATTCCTTAATTGAAGAAAGGTGAAGATGACCTACCAATGCCCGACTTTTGAATTCGAGGCGTACCACCACTGTCAAACATCTCAGGTGCTTGCCAGGGCATCATTTCAGTTTGTGTAACTTGAATGAGCAAGTATTGCTCAATGCTTGCCTTGCTCATCAGATTGGTTTGCTTACCACCAATCATTGCAGGATAGCCATCTGGAAGTTTAATTCCAAGAGTGCCATAACCTTTATCTGCAAACTGAGTCTTCAATCCATTAGAATAAAGCTTAGCCATGTCATCTGCCAGTTTGGGAATACTCTTCACATCCTTACGTGCAGTAGCAGCCACAACGGCCAAGGCCTCAGCATCTCCAAACGTTGGAGACTTACGAGCATCACTACTCAGAATTGCCTTGGTCACAGAGTTATCTGCAAATTCACCTTTCAATGAGGCATCTCCGATGCGCAGCTTATAGATGTTATTCGGCTGTGCCTTACCAGATACGAAGTCAGTGAGCTGATCTGTGAGATATCCATCTACGCTTGCAACGATAGTCTCTGGTCCTCCCTTGAGCTTTTTAAGTTCCGCCTTAGCTGCATCAGCTTTCACTGGATCCGCCATATTACCTGCCACTGCTTGTAGACTTCCAAGCCACTGCTTTCCGCCTTCTTGCAGATCATTCATTGCCTGCGCTTTACGTTGATCTACTCGCGTCATCTGCTCCGGACCGATTCCCATGAACTTCAGTGCAGCTAAATGCTCTCCTGGAGAATCTCCAAGAGCTTGACCTGAGCCAAGCTTAATCCACAGTTGCCGCTCAACCGGACTCATCATTTTAGCTGTAGTCTTATTTACAGCTTCAAACATATACCGATTGCGCGGTTCATTGATGAGTCTCAATTCCTCAGTTTCTGCATCATCCTTCTGCTTAACATCAGAAAGTTGCGCACTGGCCATATCCGTAGTGGTCTGAAGTTTAATGACCTGCGCTTGAATATCCAAGGGGATATTACTTAGGCGCATACGCTCAACCAAGTCACTTACAACGGCGCGATTAGCGTCTACCTTAGCCTTCTGTGCAATGGTCTCAGCCTCAGTGGAAATTGCAGCAGTCTGAGCCAGTTGGATCTGACGCAGATTCTCACTGGAGGCTGCAGGTGAAATAGATAGCTGATTGGCTACCAGCTTTTGACGATCACTGATATCTTGCAAAGCTGCATTCTCAGTGCGCACTAGCGAGTTATGCTGCCCGATCGTAACCTCATTTTTAAGCTGACCGATAAACCAGCCGAATGGATCCTTTAATGGATCAATCTGAGAGTTTGCATTGATCTGATTAGCTAGAACTTCTCGCTGACTTCGCAGATCCTCTGCATCCATGATCCGTCGGTTGATTAGGGACTGCGCATCCGTTGCATTGATGCCAGCGGATGTTAGCAACGCTTCCTGTGCCCTAGCCTGCTCTGCCTGTGCACCTACTTTGGTATAGGCTAGAACTGCATTAGCTTTACCTGAGGTCTCAGCAGCAGATCCATAGGCACTGATGGCCTTCTGAGTGTTACTAGAGGCAGTATCAAATGCGGATAGCAGGTTGCGAGTGGTTGCCTCAGCTTCGGCCGCAGTTTGCTGGAATGTCCCACGCTGCTCCGCGGTGCCGCGCTCCTTGGTCTGATAACTAATACTACTGGTAGCTTTAGTATCTGCAGGGATCTGACTGGATTGCTTAGGAACTGTGCCAGATAGCTGCATTGCAATTTTACGCGCAGTCTCCTTTGGATCACCTTGAAAAGTCACAGGCTGCCCACCAGAATCTGCCTTAAATGCAGCAAGCAGTTTATCAGGATCTGCACCGAATTCGATACCTGCAGATGCCACCATCATGGCAGCTTCATCAGAACTGAGAGTGGTTTTAGTGGTGTTAATCGCCATTGTCATTCTCCTTCACTTGTTCCGTAAGTAGTATAACCACTGTAGGGATTACTCGGATTGCTGAAATAAGTATCGTATGGATTTTCATACGTTGAGGTGGGCGTATATCCACTACTTTCCGCAGGCTTAGTAGTTGTAACTTCACCTGTTACAGAGTTTTTATACCCAAGCAACTGCCCCTGAACCGTGACGGAATTCGCATTGTAGCCGGTTGGCGATGTTCCGGGAGCATAGGTTTTTGCTCCGTAGACTGGATCGTAGGTAGGAGCAGGAGTAGGAGCAGCCGCAGGAGTAGATTGAATGCGATTATCATAATTAAGTGCCGCTTCAGCCTCTGCATCTCCCAAAGCTGCATTAGCCTCAAGATCTGCCGTAGGATTATTCCCAGCAGTTTCTCCAACTGCAGGCTCACGCAAGGCTTGAATAGCCTGATAAGATGCAACAGTTTCAGCACCGATGCCAAATAGGGATTTAAGAAGTCCTGCAGCATTGCCGGTAGCAATGGATGCAAGTCCACCGACAATGTTACCTGGGTGGGAACTCAGTGCACCCCCCAATGCAATTCCCCAATCGCTGCCATCAGAGCTTCCTGAGGATGCGCTGGGAGAGCTATCAGATGCGCCAGAGAAGTCGTAGATGCTTCCCGAGGAACTTGAACTAGAGCTAGAGCTAGATCCAGATCCAGAAGATACGGGTGCCGTTGGAGAGGCTCCAGCTCCAGCAGTTGCGACAGCGCCCGTACTAAATGCGCCCATAAGCTCATCAAACATCTGAGAAGATGGCATGAATGAACTTGGATCTACAGTCCCCTTACCGCGCGCAGCTTGCAATTCCATCATTTTTGCAGTGTGCGTTTGGTAAAAGGCCAATTGATCCGCCAAGAATGGAGATTTATCAGCCATACTTTTTAACCTTAAGAGTCTGAGAACAAACCACTCAACCAATCATAGGCCCCAGAGGCTGCACCTGCAACACCTGAGCCAACATCTGACCAGTTTACATTACTTAGCAAGCTAGATCCTGCAGATCCTGCAAGAAGGGTAGTCAGTAGGGGCACCAGGTTATCTGTGTTGATTGCGTTCACGGAATCTGTAGTTCCAGCCTTTGTCCCAGTAGTATTTCCAGATGTAGCCGCCTGCTGATTCTGCGTCTGCGTTTGTGCAGTTGTTCCAGTGGTCAGTGACTTCAATGCATCAGTGATGTTCTGAACCTGTTGTTGGTTGCTGGTACCAGTCACACCTGTATTAGATGTTTGATTCTGATTCTGCGTTGAGGTAGTGTTAGTGGTTCCGGCAGTATTTGCTGTTTGATTCTGACTATTAGCCGCAGTAGTAGCTGTGGTTCCTGACGTATTAGCCACTTGATTCTGACTATTGGTGGCCGCAGTCGCTACATTACTCAGAAGATTAGCAATCTGATTTTGCGTAGTTGCAGCAGTGGTTGCCACAGTTCCAGCGGTATTGGCCAGTTGATTTTGCGTGGACGTTCCAGTAGTGGCAGTAGTTCCAGACGTGTTAGAAACTTGATTCTGAGCCGTAGTCCCTGTGGTTCCAGTTGTCCCTGTAGTGGCAGCCTGCTGATTCTGAGCAGTAGTGGTTCCAACAGTTCCAGTATCGGTCACTGCCTTAGTGCTGGCAGCGATGTTAGCTGCAGTTGAGCTAGCTGCATTGGTTTGCTGTGCGTTCAAGCCTACAACTTGCGCAGCCAAGTCCCGCTGAAGCGTCTCAAGGCCGCGAGCAAATGCACTGTTCCCAGAAGTATTAGCTCCGAGAGAGTTTGCGTAAGTCTGTGCCAATCCTGGAACCGCCTTAGATCCTTCCTGATAGATTGCTGCGATCTGCTCAGGAGTAATGCCGGCCATTTGCGTTTGTAGAACTTTCTGCAAGCCTGCAATGTCTGCGGTAGACGAGCTAGTGTTTGTACTGGTCTGATTCTGCGTACCAGTGCTCGTAGTTCCAGTGTTCTGATTAGTTACCTGGTTCTGCGAGGTAGTTCCAGTTGATGCTAAGTTCTGAAGTTGAGACTGAATCTGATTCTGCGCAGTAGTTCCAGACGTAGTGGTTGCCGCAGTCTGGTTGGTAGCTTGGTTCTGAACTTCTGTGCCGGACGTATTGGTATTCTGAGTTTGATTGGTGGCTTGATTTTGCGTAGAGGTTCCTGAAGTATTGGTAGCTGCGGTCTGATTCGTGGCTTGATTCTGGGTGGAAGTTCCCGAGGTATTTGTCGTTGCAAGCTGGTTACTGGTTTGAGCTTGCGTAGTCGCTAACTGGGATAGGATATTGGCAATCGTATTCTGCGTGGTAGATCCTGTAGTTCCCACAGTTCCCGTAGTAGTCTTGTTGGAATCTACTGCCTGACTACTTGAACCTTGAGTGTTCAATGCATTGATGAGAGTCTGAACACTATCACTGGTTCCAGTAGTGGACTCACCAGCTTTAGTAGACGTGGCACTACCTAGAATTCCCTGAAGCAGTGAAAGAATTCCACTGGATGCGATCTCAGATGCCATGAGTTTTGCTCCTTAAAGAAGGGTGATAACAAGATTAGACAGTGGGTGTACGGACACACTAACACTATCGGTGTACATTGTTACTTGCAGGAGCCCTGGAACACTGGGTTCGCATACGCCCACAAGCCTATACAATGTTTTCAATTGAGTTCCTCCACTATTCCATGTTCGATAACTTGATGCAGGTGCAGAAACCTCATATCTCAGATAATTAACATCTGGACCATTGACAGATAGGAGGCAGCCCACGTCAGGTGCATTTAAGTAAACTGAGGCCTCAAAACGCACTCTGGAGGATATACGAGCGGCAAGCTTATTGCTTAGTGGCAGATAACTATCAGACACAAATGTTAGTTGTGTTCCAAGGATTGAGATCTGTGGAAGAGAATCTCGTAAATATTGAAGATTATCAAATGCCGCATCAAGATCAGTTATTGAATCACCTGATCTATATAGGCCAAGTGGGTTAGTTGCCATGCTTAGTCACTCCTAGGACGAGATTCTGCATATTTGCAATTCCCTTGAACGTTACTTCTATAGACTCACCTGTGCAGCGCCCGAGGAACTTCTTAGTACGTCCCAAGATCTGAGAAAAAGTAAACTCTTTGGATGCTGCAGTAACTTCTAAGCCCTGCTGAGCAGGTTTAATGTAGATCTTTGTTTCTTCTGGATAAGTGATGTTAGACACCTCAACTTCCTGAATAGTCATCTTGGCTCCACGTGTAAGGCTTATAGGTCCAATGGTGATTCCGGAACTATAGTAATTCTTGAGCACATTTGAAGTGCCAATGGTAGGTGTGTTTATGTCTACAGCTACACGATCTATTGTGAGTACAGCTCCGGTAGGCTGAAGAAATGCCAGCATGTGCCTAGGATTAGTTGTATTATCAAATGCAGTCATAGTGAGATCACTCTCTTGGGAGACTACCCCAGTATGGTTAAGCCTCAAGTGTCCCCAGCGATTTAACTGTATATCCCACACCAGTGCATGTTGATACCAAGCTGAATACTTAAGCTTGTACGAGACTACAACATATTTGGCTGAGATCATGTTTACATTTATGATCAAGCCCCCTACAATATCCTGCATTTTAACTAAACCCAACTCACCTGCACCACCATATTGGTATAGCCAATTAGAGGTAAGTGCATCATGTAGTTCTGGAAGGGTCTTAGCTGCTCCAGTAATGCTTATAGTCTGAAAACCTCTGCTGGTCCACGCAACTGCAAACTGAGACGATTCCGCACCTGCACAGCTTGCCAAGGATCTAATGCCTCCAGAATCTGGTACAGGTACAAATCTAAAGGGTGAGTTTGGAATATTAGTGTACTGAACACTAACAGCATTGAACTCTGAGAACAGCAAGACACCGCCCGCTAACGGCACCATCCCAGTTATTGGTCCATTCAAGCCTGACGGAGTTACATATCCAGAACCATAATTTAGAAAGTCAGTTGCAACTGTAGGTGTTGACCAGTAGAGCGTGGTAGCACTGGCCATAAGCATGTAACCGCTACACGATGCTATAGAGTTTATCGTTACACCTGCATGTCCGACAGGCATTGTCAATGCAACCGATGCCGCGGAGACTGTATTTTTCAGTGCGTAGGTGACACCACTTGCTGCAGGATATAGGACATAGGTAATTCCATTGACTTCAGCACTTGAAGTTGTGCCAATTTGAAAACCTAGATTTATCCCTGCGGCATAGATCCAATTTGTAACATCCTTAGGATAAATACTTGACCCGAGTACCAGTGCAGGAATTTTGCTTCCACCTGTAGTGCTGCAAGCTGTCGTCACTTCAGAAGCTGGAATCAGCAGGGTAGAGCTTTCATAGACAAGTAGACTTACTACTTTAACACTCGTACCACCGAATGGAAATCTAAAGTAAATGACATAGTAACCAGAGGCTGTCGCGGTATAGCTGCTTACGTTAACAGCTACTGATGAGAATGTTCCAGACACTCCAGATGCTGAATAGGCAACACATACATTTAATGCTGTAGGATTGCTACAGGTGAGTTTAATGTAAATCTTTCCACCTGAGTTTAGATAGAATCTTTCTTGGGATGTATCTGGAATAATATCCGTTGGGCCAGTAGCTGCAAATTCTGCAGATATGCTAAACTCGGCATCGGTATCACTGGCTACGAGTTGGCAAAGTCCTGCCCAACCACCAAGTCCACGCTCGAAGATCTGAGTTTTATTCCTATAACCATCCTCTAACGGATAACCGGTATCCGTCCGGATCGGTGCAATGGCAAGTCTGTACATTGTTCCAACATAGCCGCGAGCAGTGGGTAGGTAATTCTCCATATGAATTACCTGTGGGATGTTCCAATCCATATTACTCGCAGCACCCGTGAAAGCCGCTGGAGCACGATTTGCGGTATCCATTCCAGCAATCAGTGCTGGAACTTGTCGTTCCTCATACTTGAATGGAAACTGTGCGTTGTTGAGTGCTATGCGTAGATAATTCATATGCAGCTTTCAAGAAAAAGCCCACCGTAGTGGGCTTAGGTTAGTTAATTAGGTTTAGGCGAGGTAAAGAAAGCTGGTAGCTAGGACTTCATCAGATGGCGATGGCTCCGGATGTGATCTGCAGTTGACCTAGCATTCAATACTCACCGGCAGGGGTCAAGTGTTTACAACGGATCCGGACACATAGGGCAGCAATCCCATCGCCGTCAGGTTTGATATTCCGACGCATCCCAGCCGCATTACAGCAGATGCCCCAGTCGCAACTTTGAGACTACACCACAGTAGTAACTGCGTAGTCCCTGAAGGTACTACTGCAGTAGCATGCACCGGTATTAGATATTTACCGGGGGCTATGCGGCGCCCAGGGCATTGCAATATTACATCGCCAACGATATTAACCGCGGACTGATTAAGTAATTGCATGTACGCTTGTGATGTCCCGGCGGCGTTACCCGTCTCCCATGTCCCAGAAACGTCATCAATCTGGACAAGTCCTGAAAATAATACTGTGTCGCCAACTGAAAACCCTGTTGTTGTAGCAGTCGCCAGTCTTCGATTACCTCCGCTGACTGTCCCGTCAAATGCCATTTTTGCCCATTTTCCAGCAGGCAGAACCCCCATTGTGTCGGTCTCCATTGAGTATACCGGGGCGGTACCGCTGCCCCCCGGCTGCTCAAACCACGACCCACCATTTGCGCTTGCACGCTGCCCAAGCGGATCTTGCGTGATAGACATCAGGGGCGAGCGTATCCACATCCGCATGTGTCCTGGCGCGCCACATGCTACGACCATCGCATCGGCAACGAGCAGGCCAACTCGCAAATGCCCCAAATTATTCCAGTGCGTACCATCGCCGCTGTCATATGCCGCGAGCAAATACCCGGTTGCGGGGTCCGCAAGCGTGTCGTAAACCGGGACAACAACCCCACCGAGTTTTGGCACGATCGTGCGGATAATAGCGTTGTACCCCTGTATTAGTACGTGTATACCCGCCGCCAGCGAGGACGAGCGCGGCGGAACCTCCAGTACGATAAAGGGTCGAGTTGGAGCACCTAATACCGCTTGTGCAATACATGCCCGGAGGCGCGTCTCAAACTCCACAGTTGTGACGAGGTTGCCCGCATCATTAGTTCCGACCTCGATGGACCACGCGTCAATCCCATACCCAGCGGCGGCATCTGTTTTCATGAGCGTCAGGATTACATCAGCCTGCGCCCCCGGTGTGCCGGCTTCGATGTAATTTGATGCGCATACCATCGCCCCAGCAGCGCGTGCGGCGATAGCTGTATAGCTTTGGGAAAAATTGCCGGCTGTCGACCCGTTCGTCAAGCTTGTCCCCGCGAATCCCCAGACACGCCCCGGCTTCACAGCCCCTGACACCGAGGATTGAAAAGCAGGTTGCGTGCTTACATCATCTAAGATAAGTTGAAGAGACTCAATTTGAGGTTCCGTGAAGCTTGGATAGCCGTTTTGATTAAGATCTACACCCATTTTGTACTCCTTTAACCTTTCGGTCCACTGGTTTGATGCCACGTAAGTGCGGCGGCTATTGCTCCGAGCAGGTAGATAAGAGGCTTAGCTACACGGGCAATCTGCTCCAATACCCGTTGCGCTCCTTGAAAGTCTCGAAATACTTCAAGAAGTTCCGAGACTTTCTCTGTAAGCTTCTCAGTCTCTTCTGTATTCTTTTGAAGGTTATCTTCTAGATTAGCTACTTGACTTTGCAACTCTGAGAAGTTGGTCTCTGTAAATGGCGAAGGGGGCATATCAAACTCCACAATAGTGTGAAAGAATGATATGCCCCCTGAGGAGTTGAGTAGATTATGGAAAGACGTTAACGAAGATTTGCCGTACTATGATTAGTTATCAGAGACGCAACTTCTTCTTGTGCCATCTGCGCCGCACGCTGCCTAATGCTATCTTCACCCTTTAAGCTCATGAGAGATGCTACAGCGGATGTGATGATTGCGTCAGGTTGAAGCTCTGCAATCCAGGATGTGAAGGTGGCAGTAGCTGTGTCTGGATCTTGAAAGTAATTAACTGTGATAGTTGAAGCTCCTGCCGTTGATCGCCAGTTAAGTGCAGAACCTGCTGCCCAGATGCAGTCCGTGCGAGGATAACCATCAAGATCAAATAGATCATCAGGATCTACGATCTTCAACTTATTGTCTTGGATGGACTGAAATCCACGGAAGCGTGGAGCTGATGCACCTGATAGGAGAATAGTTCCAGACGTTGCAAGTCCGGGAGTAATTGAGAATGACTGGATATCTCGCCAAAACGTATGTGATCTATGCAAAGATAAAGTCACTCTACGGATGGTAGATCGTGCCTGCGCTTCCAGGTCAGGTCGGTTAGTCCAATCAAGAACCTCTTGAACAAGTTCAGTCAGAGTCATCAGTATTACTCCTCAGGATCAATGTTTAGTGCATTTAAGAACTCATCCATTCCTGGATTCTTCTTAAGTTTTGCAACTAGGTCGCAAATCTCAATGCTCATTGCCTTGATCTTGTTCAAGGTTGCAATCTCTGCGGAACTCAGAGATTTAGGCTCTGCTTGTTCCATCTCTGAGTCCGACATGATTAACGACCTTTCTTATCAGCAATGGTGGCGGCTGCTGCTTTTGCAGTAAGCTCCGCAATCAATGCACGTTGCGTAACATCTTCAGCCTCAGTGGTCTTAACTTCACTATCCGTCATGGGCAGGAAGATCGGAGAGCCGGAATCATTTGCAATTGCAGTCAGCTCTTTCACAAGCTCAGGGTGCTGGTCCGAATCCAGCAGCAGCGTGCCAGTGATAACAACTGCATGACCTGCGGCGGTGATATAGGTCAATTGCTTTTGATGCGTGCAGAATGCGTGGATAGCCATGATTAGTTAGTCCCTTCGTTTTTGACGATTGCAGCAATGCCAGCGATTACTAGCCCGTAGGCTGCTGGATCTGCAAACTTGGTGGTAAAGAGTTGCGATAGGCCTTGGAAGATTAAACCGTAGCCTGCAAACGAGGATGCTTGGGTGAGACGGTTCATGCTTGGGATTCCTTTGAGGGTTCAGGGATGGCAGTAGAAGGCCGATGAATCAGTGAGTTGAGAGCCTTAGCTGCACAGTACGCAGCATGTGCCTCTGACTCAGTGTTAAAGTAGCCCAGATGCTTACGCTTACCGTTAACAGTTAATGAAGTATACCATTTACCGATTCGATTGTGAAAGGATGTTCCACGCCCTAGGCGATTATGGCAATTTTCAGAGACTGTAACATCCCGCAAATTCTTCCACTCGTTGTCAGCCCGTTTGCCATTGAGGTGGTCTATGTGCCCTTTAGGCCCAGTACCAGTCATCATAATCCAAATAATTTTATGGCTAATATACTGTTTACCTTTGTGGTAAAGCTGCGTGTACCCTGGCCCTGTAGCACTTAACTTGAGTTCACCTCCACGGCCGTCAGCATTTAGCCTGCTGCGCCAGTACAATTTACCGCTTTCTGGGTCATACACGTAGGTGTTGTTAAGTTCTTCTTGAGTTGGGTACATTTAAAACTCCTAACTAGGGGCCGAAGCCCCTGAGGTTACTATCAGCCCGCTGCCCCAGTAGTGAAGTTATAAAGCACAGAATTCGCTGCTGGGTTCTTGTGAAGGCAGGTGAGCTCAGTAGTGAGAGTGCCTCCAAAAGCGTCAATACCGTTATCGACCGGAGTGCCATTAGTACCATACTCCTGACGCGAAGTTTGGCGCCCTGCAAGATAGGCAACATTGAAGTTAGCCATATCCAGCGAGATTGCCATACGTGCCCACTGCGAATTACGGCCATAGGCATTCAGCAGAGGATGTTCGATCAGCTTAAACTCTCCACGTGGAGTGGAGAAAGTAGAGAACTTCAGACCCCACGAGTTTTGCTGATCGCTGATCTGGTAAGTGGAGTTCTTTTGGAACACTTGATGGAATGCCCGACGCGCCTGACCACCGCAGAACACTACACGCATGTTGCCGTTCGTGGTATCCGTAACAACGTCCAGCGACGGATCCAGTGCAGCTTCCAGTGCAGTCCAAGTGGTAGGCGTAACAGAGCCACCCAGCGTAACAACGTTACTAGGTGCATTGACGGTGGTCAGATTAAGAACACCATCCATAGTGTGCAGCGGCTGACCATTCAGCGTACCGAGATACTTCTGGCCAAGCAGCAGTGCCTTTTCAATATCAGCGGCGTGGAACGCTGCACACTCCGAGCGCGATTCGCTATCGGTGGTGCCACCAGCAATGACGGCCGTAGCTGCATTAGTACCCGAGACTGCCCACGAATTGCGGAAGATTTGCGTGTAGTTAGTGACACGCGAAGCAGTGATATTGAGTGCCGTCGGACGAGTCGACGATTCCTCGAAGGCATTACCAGACATGACCCATGCATCAGTAGCAGTGGTGGCGGCCGCAGCGACAGTGCCTACGGCACGAGTCACAGTCAGCGTGGTGCCCGAAGGAATGGCACGTACCAGAACTTGCTCGCCTGTGCGATCATTGCGCATCAACATACCGATGACAATGTTAGTAGTGCTGGATACATTCAGCGTAGTAGCGCCAGAAGCATCAATAGCAGTGCTAGTGAAGCTGGGAAACAGCATGGTCTTCGTAAAGAATCCATGCTCAATCTGCATTGCAGTTTCCGATTTAATCATCGAAGTCATTGCAAACAGAGGTGCTTGGCCATTGGGCATCAGCTTAGTGATTGCCGAGGCGAAAGATTTCTTGGCCAGGTCCGTAGGAAGGGCCGAAGTATTGAAAATGCCAGTAGCCATGATGTTGGTTCCTTAGTTAACCAGTATAATCGGAAAAATCGTATTTTGCACTCTCGCGGGCTTGGGCAGCAGTTTGTGCCTTAGTTGCCGGATCGTGCATGTTGATGGCCTGAGCCGCAGAAGTGAAGAAACTTTCAGCGCGCAGTGCAATATCCTGAGGTGACATATTGGGATTTTGCTGTGCGATCTGACCACGAAGAACTTGGAGTAGCGGTTGCACTGCAGGATTGTCAAGAGCCGGATTTGAGATCGGCTGGCTTGCTAGATTACTTTTCTTAACGGCATCGGGAAGGTATTCCTTAACTCGATCACCTTGCTTGCGAAGTGCTGATTCAGTAGTTGCAGCTTGTAGGCGCGTAGCCTGTGCAAAGCTCTCACGGCTAGTATGATTAAGAACTTCCATGAAGGATGCAGCATCCCCTGCCATGGCTTTTTGAACAAGTTCCGGATTCAGGCCACGCGTAAAGTCTACTTGGCGCAGACCTTGCTGAAGTTTATTCTCATCAAGCGTGAGATAAGGAGCAGCGAACGGATCTGCGGATTGAGCCTGCACGGCTGCAGGTGCCCAAATATCTTTGAAGCCATCCATTGGATTAGCTGGGACTGCAGACTGCTCAGGTTGTTGTGGGATGGCGCCAGGATTATTCTGTGCCAGTGGGTCAGCAGGCTTGGAGGCAGGAGCAGGAGCAGGGGCAGCGACAACTTGTTGCGTCGGCCGGAACATGTCAAAAATACTCATGATTCAGAACTTTCTTCAGTGGATTGGAGGAGAGATTGTAGAAGGTCGAACTGACCCTTCATGTAGGCATGTTGCCTTATCGTATCCTGCAAATTCTCTTCATGAAAGGTAAATTGCAGGATAGTCGATGCTTTCTCAGCTAGGAGTTCCTTGAGGAGGAACTGCTGTTCCTTGCTGAGGCATAGGTTGCTGGGCTGGTGCACGCTTGAAGTCCTTAACCCAAGAGGATCCAGTTAACTGGAGATAATGCGCCATCATTCCCATGATATCATATTCTTGGGAGATCATTGGATTAGCCATGGCCATCTGCATGATCCCTTGAAATGCATCAATTCCGATGAGTTTGCTGGTTGGCAGCACGCCATCGGCAACTCTAAATTCAATTGCTGCCGCACGTAATTGTGAGGGATCAATCTCTACAGGTTTATTCACAGACCTATTATAAAGAGTTTGGGGAAGTTGGTATTGCAGTATATTAAGTTTAAGGATTTCCTTTAGAGGTTGGAAAAAACGATGTTCTATGAAGAGGGCCATAGTAGCCATTCGTGAGTCGCTCCGATCCATCACAGTGGAGAACTCAGCCCGTGATTTATTTCCCTTCTGAAACTGTCCCCTAGCAGCCCTGTTTTGTCCATTCACCATATCTGCCATATCTGCAATGTCGCGAGAGAACGCTAGGACACTTGCCACACCTTCATCTCGGTAGGGAATCTGGTAGATCGCATTAGATAGTGGCTGACCATAAGCCTGTGCTTTGATTGGAATGCGCCCTACGGAATCCACGTTGTCAATGTCTGCCTTGTTGATTGCCGACGGATTATACAGCAGTCGATCATAGACCTTTCGTCGTTGTGATTCCATTGCAGAGTTATAGAGTGCAGAAGCTGCCTGCTGCATAGGAACTGCATTATCTGCAAAAGACTTGGTTTGCCAGCCCAGTCCATCCTCGATCAACTGCGCAGTGATGATAGGCAGGAAATTGTGTGCATTAGACTGTTGCTTGCAGAGGATCAGGATTGAACGGTTTACAATTACAAGCTTATAGATTCGCGGAGTCCCTCCCGGACCTAGATTGAATTCTTTTGGAACGAGTCGAGCATACAGGGTAGTGACTTCATACATTCCCTTATATGCAATTTGATTTTTCTGCTCTAGGCCCAGGTAAGCTAGCCAAGAAGTTGCATCAAAGCCTTGTGCAAGGATGGACTTAGCATTAACTTCTGGGACATAGAAAGCATCCGTTCCAGTAGTTCCCATGGCAAATGATGGAGTACCCGATTCATATGCTTTGGTAGCATTCATGGTGAATGCAGAATTGGCAGAGAAGAAGGTCTGAAGCTGTGTGCGATTCCACATCTCTGTGTAACCTGCATATTCTCCATGAATGTGATTGACCGAGGGAGCTACTCGACGATCTACGATTAGATTGTATGGATCTAAGCGTTTGATTCGATTACCTTCATAGTAAGTGTCAACTGCCACTCCACGAGAAACATCTTCATAAGGTTGTGAAGAGATGGCTGGTACGATCATTCGATCCCAATCAACCTCAACTGCAGTGATGTTATGCTTCAGGCCGTCACGGATAGCCATCAGCAGTTCTGGGACATAGCCAAATCGGATGCCCTGATCTCCAATGAGCGTTTCCATTTGAAGGGCAATCTCATCAAGTTCAGGCTTGGAGACCACCGGAAAGATTGGATAAGATGATAGGAATAGATCTGAGAGGTAGGAGAGTGCAGCATCCACCTGTGGCATGACCACCGGGATGGTGATATTTCGCAGGGCGTTGGCATTACCATTAGCGTTCGCAGCAGCGGCCCGCGCATTGGTGGCCGTTCGATCCTGCTCACGGTAATATGCCAGATCTTGTTCTAGATACTGTGCACGCAAGTTGAAGTTATTGGATAGAGTGGCCAGTGCCACATTTGTAAATCGCACGATAGCCTCCTGAGACTTGCTCGTAGGAATCGTAGAGTTTTGATTCAGAGGATTGGTAGCCATTGATTGAATTCCTTGGTTGGTTGATTAAGCAATTAGCCTGCGGCACTAGAATGCATATCTCAGATTAGCTGCCAGTCTCCTAGCCCAGCCACGTCCGTAGGTATCAAAACTTTTCAGGGAAGTCATGAACTCTAAGCGTGTGGCAAGGTATAGGATCAGAACATCTGTGAGTTGTAGTTGGCTCAGCCTATTGGCAGACACTGGTCCCCAGTGTCCATCATCGGCTACGCCTATAGCTTGTTGCAGCTTTCTTACGGCTGTTTGAATTCCAGAGTTCACGGCAAAGTCAAACACCTGAAATTTGAGTGTCGGATGAATGGTTCCAAGGGGTGCCCAGAAATCTCGATAGTAAATATCCTTTGCCACTTCCAGTGTGAGATTTTTAATGTCTATGTCAGGATAGGATCTCTTGGAGATTCCAAATTTAGTCTCCCCTCCAGGATCCCTTGGATCATTTACATATCCACCCTCACTTGAAATGAGCCGATTGAATGCTGAGGTAAAGTCCATTTATGTTAACCTTCTAGAAGGCCAAAGCTAGATTATGAGAACCGGAAGCTTCTGTTGAGTCCTCGGAATAAAGCAGATCACATTGCATGGCTAGTCCAAACTCATTCAATGCTGGATATGCATAGGCTATCACATCTAATATGTCATCCTTGTTGTTTGTCTTAGATGGATCGAACTGAACAATTTGATTGATCACCAGATTTCTCACGTCCTGACCAAGAGTTATTTTCCTTGCTTGCAAATCCTTCAGACCTGCAATTATTCGAGAGGTTTTAGATCCTCGCGGATAGATCTCATAAACATTTAATCCTTGGATTCCCTGATCTAATAGAACCTGCTGGATCCAAAAGACTAGGGAAGCTTGATAGGCTACAGATTCTACGAGAATTGCCCGCAAGCTGTGCTTCAGAGCCAATCGAATTGCATTCTTGGCAGTCTCCAATGGATTGAATTTTCCGACAAGGATCTCAGGGAAGTGCGGTGTTTGATCGAAGTATAGACATACTCCAAGGACCAAGTCATCACTGCGCTTCTTTCCCATTGATGGATCAATGATAATGCAGCCAGCTTCTGGGAATTCCCCAGGTAGTTCAGTTGGCTGAATGAGGGATATGTCCACACCTGCACGTGATCCAGCTTCTTCATCGTTCATTACCTCAGCATAGAAGATTTCCGGGCAACCCATTGCAATATCTGACTCCAGTTCTGCTAGGAGTTCTTCCTTACTTTTCAGTTCCGGCCAAATGGATTCGCCATCCTCTAGGATGGCACCAGTAATAAAGGACACCCACAGAGGATTTCTTTTAAGCAGTTTTAGGAGTGAGCCATCGCATGGATACATATTTCCTACGAAGATCCGAAGGGATACCTGCGGAGATACGAACTTCAGTAGAGTTCCTACGAACCAGTCACGTAGGTTGCGAGCCTCCGTGGGAGACTGTGCCTCTTCCCGTGCTTGCATGTCGTCACAGATAAGGACATCTGGACGAATGTATTTAATGTTAAGTCCACGGACTGATGTATTCTTGCCTACTGCCAGTAGGATTACTGATCGTCCACAGAGGGAGAATTTCTTGAGTTGCTGAGTGTCCTTTTCAGTGGTGTTTCTGTAATCTCCGAAGAGTTTACGGATATTATCTGAAGCTAGAACATCACATACGTCAGCAATGAAGTTCATTGCCAGCGGCTCAGTATTGCAACAGGCCACAATGAACTGACGTTTAGTAAATAGGATAGTGCGAACTGCAAAGAGTTTCAGGAGTACAGTCTTTGCAAAGCCGCGAGGGATTCCGAAGGCCAGATTATCCACTCCGGCCTCCTTCTCAGTGCTTTCGCAAAGAATTTGCCAGACAGCATGGTGCAATGGAGAGAAGGAGAAGCGATAGACTTCCGGTAAGCACACCTGTGCGAAGAAGTCCAGATCTGTAAGCATTCGAGAAATTACTTCTTCTCTGTGATAGCCTACTGAGTCTAGGAGTTGGGAAGTTGGAGTTTCGTCAATCATGATCTACAATCCCCCCCCCCCCCCATTGATCTGCCATAGCTTTAGCCACTCCGAGATATGTTCTGGAGCGATTAGGTCCCGGAGGTTCACGCCAAACCTTGGGTTCTCTACCTTCGACAATATTACTTGGAACCAGTTTAGGAAGATTCTCTAACCAAAGGCAGGTAGCCTTAGTCTCGCCAGTTCCATGCTGCCAAGGTTGAATAGTCTGATCAGCTTTACGTACCCACGTGGAGATAAGACTCACTGGATTCTCAAGTGCTATCTTGTTAACAGGCAGTGCTAGGAGCTTCTTAACGAATTCAAGAGCATCAAACATCTTCTCCCATCGACCTTCTTCAGTGTGCAAGTGGCGCGCACCGCTAACTGCCAGGTACGTGCATGGAGGATGTGCAATTAGTAGATCGAAATGGTTAGGTGGAAACTGCGAGATAAACTCAAAGATATCTCCTTGAAAGTGTGGACCTGGATTCTCAGTCTCTAAGAGGTCTACGGAGATTGCATTGTGTCCATTAGCTATGAAAGCATCCCGGACGCGTCCAGAGTATTCACAAGCTACGAGAACGTTGAGTTTTTTAGTCATGGTTGTAGAGTTAGATGTTAAAGTGGTGCAATGAGCGAGCTACGCTCAAGGCCGGCGAAGCCGGACAGAAGATCTACAGAATGTCATCCAAGGGCTGCGAAACAGCTAGGAGATCTGTGGGAATCTTAGCTGAAACTTCTATAGCTCCCATAGCCTTCTTACGTTCAGCCAGCAAGATACCGAGATTCCTGGACGGAAGTGTAGCCGTGGAGCGTCCATCAATGGCAATTACTTGCTTGTCTTGAGATAAGCTAATAGCAACCTTAGCGGCTGCAGGCAGGTCCAGAGTAATGACTGTCGTAGGAGTGGAGTCCAGTTGCGCACCTATATTTCTCCTACGAACACTTGATAGCATTTGCAGTGCTTTCATTGCCTTCATAGGATCAGTGATCATGGGCGCAGTGGCCTCCACCCTGCGAAGGACCGTGTCCTCTACCTGATCAATGCGTGCATCATAGGCCACGTTAGCTGCAATGGCATCAGCTTTCTTCAAGGCCAACGCATCTTGAAACTCCGGGGTGCTCAGAAGTTGCGATACCAGTGAGTCACTAATTCCACAGGCGGCCGCGGCTGCTCTCTGGGAGACCCCTGCGGCTAGGAAGTCGATCAGTTTATCTTTATCCATTAGAATGCTCCGAAGGTTGTGAGTTAATTTTAGGGTTGGGTAATGGTGAGGAATATTTTAGAAAATTATGAATAGCTAACACTTAGAAAAATTTAGAAAAATTTAGAAAAATTTAGAAAAATTTAGAAAAATTTAGAAAAATGGGTTAGGTTCCAGTAGGATAAATCCTACCGCGCACCCAAAAAGAGCCACCCCCGCCCACAGCAAACCGAACGGACTGGTACGGAACTGTACCGTACCGAAGCTTCCCCGTTACACACTGTTACAATGTAAAGATTAGGCTGTAAGTTTCGTGTAAGGTTAGGAAGTTAGAGTTCAGTCATCGGTTAGGGAACAGGTTCCTGACCTGGAAGGAAGCAAGAGGAAGATATGTTCAGCAAGCAAAGCAAGTATCAGACTGCGGTTAAACTGGCAATGAAGGCCTGGATGATGTTTATGGAAACTGGCAGCGCGGCCGGCCGACGCGCCTTCGAGCGCATGATGCGCCTGGCTCGCACGCTCCGTGTTCCTGCAGGTGCGCTTCGCGCACAGCTTTGGATGGATGTGGAGACTATGAGCGAAGCGAAGCTTCGTACCGGCCTCTGTGCCTTCGGCACCTTAGGTGCCTTCGGCACATACTAATAACCCCTTTACCATACCCCCCTCTAGGGGGAGGGGGAGGCATATAATCAATGTTCATTCATTCGAGGGGGGTCGAGGGTGACCCCCTCAGGGG